GCTGGTAAACAGCCTGTTGAACTTGAAGGCGGCGAATGGGTCATACCCAAAGAAGTCGTTCCCGACTATCTTCCACAATTAGTACAAATGACAAATGAAGGCCGTGCCATGCAGGGCATGGACAATGGCAATTCAGCTATAGACGCTCTTATTGCTTCCGCCTCTATGCAAACTGGGGTGGTATCGCCTAAATCCCCGCACTATCAAGAGGGTGGACGTATGAATGAAGTACCCTATCAAAGTCGATTTGAGGAACCAATTGATGAAAGTGTGCCATTAACTCCATATGAAAAAGCTGTTTGGGATATTGTTTATGGAGGAATTGGAAAATCATTTGAGGAAATGACTCCAGCAGAAAGAGAGGGATTAGGTGCTAAATATCGAAAGGAATGGATAAAGCATAGTATACAAGGATGGCCTTTGTATGAGGCTCCTGCTGACTCCATTTTTAAAGAGGGCGGAACACGCTATAAAGATTTTGAAGAATGGTGGAATTCTCCCGAACCTTGGGGCGCTGAATCTCACAAGTTTAGAGCCACGAAAGGTATTGATTATCAACAAGGCGGAGAAGTGGGTGTAGGCTTGGAAGATTTGATTGGCAAGATAACTGAGAAAAGACCAGACCTTCCGCCTGAAGGAATGCAAGATATTATGAGTAAAATAGCATTCCATGAATCAGGAGGTACCGGGGACATCGGGTTGAAACAGTATGGTGGCGGCCCGGGTAGGGGAGTTTATCAATTTGAAAGAGGGGCTGCTCAAGGTGGGGCTACCGCTGGAAATAGATTAGCAAACCAGTTGGAAGTTTATGGAATGGAAGTCCCGAAATGGCTTAAATCATTTAACAAATCCGGTAAGGGCGATGTATCAGGGCTTTCGAGAGATAAGCAGGATATGTTGTTTCTTGGTAATATGCTGCAGCACCCCCAAGCAAACATGGGTGAGGTTATATCAGGAGATATGGGCTTGGCAGAGTTTTGGCAGCAGTACCATCAGGCTGGTGGAGCAGATGTTAAGGATGCAAGAATAGCTGCTTTTGCAGAAAGCATGGGTGGTTATTCACCCGATAGGCGTCGAGGTGGCCCGGTATATGGATATCAACAGGGCGGTCAGGTATTACCACGGAAACAGCAGGAAATGAGAAGTCCTGATAGCGGCAGCGCTGATATGGATAGTTTATTAAAACAGATTATGATGCGTGGTGTAAACCAGTCTACTGGTGATAGCACTGCTAGTACGGTATTGGATTCTATGAAGATGCAGCAGGGTGGAATGGTTGGCGGCACTCCATTGATGCAGGATATGAGTCAAGATAAAAGGGTAAAGCCTTTACAGCCAGATAGGTATGTTGTCACAGGTGGTAAAATGACGAAACAGGAGATGGAAGTACCCAAGCTTTCTAGAGCCTATCTAGCATCATTTGGAATGGAAACACCGCTTTCAAAAAGACAAAGAAGTGTGTTAAATAGAAGAGCCATCGCCCCTGAGACATTGAGTCCGCAGGTTAAAGGTCTGATAGGGAGAATACTGGTACAAAGATTAACAAATGAGCCTGAGTAATAATGGTAGATAAAGACAAAAGAGCGCAATACAATCAAGATTTATACCGTCGCTGGCGTGACGCCAGAGCCGATTGGGATACAGAAGCTAGGTATGATATTGACTTCTATCATGGTAATCACTTTACCGATGATGAGGTTAGTGAGCTTCAAACCCGCAATCAGGCAGACGTACCGATGGACAGGATTGGGCCTGCCATTGAAAAGTTTAAAGCTGTTTTAACTTCCAGACCCCCGGCATTTACGATTACACCCAGAGAAGAGTCAGATGTTAAGTCTGCCTCCGTTTGGAGAGAGATAATGAGTTATATCTGGGAAATGTCCAATGGGGACTGGCACTTAAAACAGGCTATCCACGATTATGCCACTACCGGCATGGGTTATTTGTATGCTTACATTGACCCGGAATCAGATTTCGGTAGAGGTGATGTCAAGTTTACCTACATCAATCCTTTCAGGGTATATGTCTCTCCGAATACCAGAAACAGATGGTATGATGACGCAGAAGGCGTGATACTTTCTACAATCCTCACAGGTGAACAGGTCATCAACCTCTACCCAGAATTAGATGATAAGGTCAACCCCGAGACTGGGGAAATGGAAGACGGTCTTATCAAAGAGCTGGATACTTATTTAGAGGAAGATTATCCAGATGCTCAGAACAAGAATACCCGTAAGATATTCACCCCTTCTGAAGTCAAGGATAAGGATTATTACGAACATAATAAATATCAGATTTTAGAGCGGTTCTATAAAGTCAAGGTTGACTTTTATAGGGTGATAGATATGCAGACGGGTGAGGAAGTTGTACTGGGTGAGGAAGAATATTTAGAATTTGTAGAGAACAATCGTGAGCAGATTGAAGCCAGTCAGTATGAGGTCATTCCGGTTCAGCAAAGTCGTGTCAAGGTATGTGCCACTGTTGGTCAGATTGTTTTATATGAAAGCATTTTAAATACAGAACATTATCCCGTAATACCGCTGCCAAACATTTTTACAGAAACGCCTTATCCCAAATCTGACGTTTCCAGAGCCCGTCCAATGCAGAGGCTCCTTAACAAACTGTGGTCATTAGCCTTATCTCATGCTCAAGCCTCTGCTGGGCTCAAACTTTTAGTTCCCCTTGGAAGTGTGGAAGACATTGGACAGCTGGAAAGGGATTGGTCTAATCCTAATGCTGTCATTGAAGTGGATAGTACCCAAGGAGAACCGCACTTTCCTGCTCCTCAACCATTAGCTGGAGAGTTCTATAAGCTGATACAGCAGTGTGAGTTTTATATTGACTTTACTTTTGGTCTGCCGGAAATGATGCATGGTTTTGCAGAAAAAGCCCCGGAGACAGTGAAGGGTACTGAAAGAATGATAGCCCTTGGTACTGAAAGACCTAAATCAAAACTGAGAGACATTGAATTTAGTATCAACAGGCTTGGAAAGATTCTATATAACTTTTCAAAAGGACATTATACATACAAAAAGATTTTTAGACTTGTCACCGCAAATAATGATATTACTGAAGTTATGGTGAATTACTATGATGATAAGAGCGGTGCCATACTGGATATGAAGAAAGAAAGGCACAATTTAGCCCAACATGATTTGAGGATAGAACCCGGTTCCACATTGCCGACGAATAAGTGGGCGGAGCTTGGTGTATACATGGAAGCATTTCAGATGGGGATTGTGGATAAGGTAGAAGTATTGAAAAAGAATCCAGAAATATTTGATAAAGAAGGAATCCTACGCCGAACCGAAGAGAAACAGCAGCTAATGCAGCAGGTTCAGGCGATGGGAGAACAGATAAAGAATTTGGAGGGAGACCTCCAGACTGCCCAAAGGGAGTCTGTGCATGACAGAAAACGGGTTGAGGTTGAGAAATTTAAATCTCGACTCGCAGATATTGCATCAGACGCCAAAGCTGACAGAAGAGTTCAGTTAAATAAACTACAAAATAAGGTGAAGCTCGAAGCGGAGAAATTGGCATCTACAGTTAAAGAAGCCGGTTCTGCTCCAGAGGCTTAGGGACATCTAAGGAGGAATTATAATGGACGCTATACAGACAGAGGCCACAAAGACCGCTGATGGTTTGGTAGATACTGGCGCTGATATTGTACAAGAAGTAAGAGAACAGGAAGAATTGGAGTTTGAACAACCTGTGGCTGATGAAGCCGTAGATTTTTCAGCACCTGAAGTTGTCACTGAGCAGGAAGTAATTCCTGAAGGTCAGTGGGAAGTTGAGGCGCGTAAATTCCAGTCGATGTACGACAGGGCCCAATCGGATAATGACAAGCTTAAAAAGCTTGAACCGCTTGGTGACTTGTTGGAGACGAGACCCGACCTTGTAGACCTTTTACAGAAAAATATTAATAGCCAGCCACAACAAGCACAGCCGGCAACTCAAAACGCATTAAGCGAAGAGGAATTTAACCCTTGGGATGCTTATTATAATCCTGAATCACCATCTTACAAGTTCCGTATCAATCAAGATGCAGCACTAGTTGGTAACATGATGAATCAGGCTTTAAATCAGCAAAAACAACAAATGACTGAAGAGATAACATACAACAATACTGTTAATGAGCTTCGTAACACATATAAGTTTTCGGATGATGACGTTCAAAATTTTATGGGTTTTGTTACACAGCCCAAGGAGCAGGTTGGTTTATCAAATTTAGTTAAGTTGTTTAGGGATGTTAATAAAAAAAGCAACGCTCCAGAGACGGCGGAAGCGGTGAGAGCCGCTCAGCAACAGCCTCGTACTGCCGGTGTTTTGCAGGGTGGTCAAGCGAGCACCCCCAAAACAGACGACGCGAAAGTGTGGGATGGCATTATGAAAGCTGGGAGCCGTAATAGCGTGCTTTAAACACTAAACTGAGGAAGGATATATTATGGCATATAATAATCCCGGCCCGTTGAAATTTGGTGACCCCGGTGCGGTAATTGACAGTACGGTACATTCCCGGCGGCTATATAATTTTAGTGATAGAATCGCTGATTTAGCTCCCGAAGAATCCCCGTTCTTTGTTTACCTATCCAAGGTTGCTAAAGTCCCAACGGACGACCCGCAGTTCCGATGGTTGAAAGACCGAAATAAGATTCAAATGACAGATAGAAGTTTTGCTATAGACGCTTCTACGCACACTGTTCCAGCACAAAACAGTACACTTTCGTATACTGTTGATGACGGCGCAGGTGCATCTGTTGATTGGCTTATTAAAGGTATGGTATTTTCTGTAGGCGAAACTAACAGTTCTAGCAATGAGCCTGAATGGGCAGTTGTAAGAATTGAAAGCGCTCCTGTTGACACAGGTACAGAAACTACCTTTACTGGTCGTACAATTGACGCTGCATCTGGTGGAACAACATCAGCTGCAGATGGTACTAAATGTACAGTCATTGGAAGTGCATTCGAGGAAGGTTCCGGTTCTCCTGATTCTTGGTCACGTGAGCTTGAAAATGGTTCAGCTTACACGCAGATTTTTAAAACTGCTTGTGAATTAACTAACACCGCAAGGGCCACGCATTATCGTGGATATTCAAGTGAATGGGACAGAATTTGGAACCTGAAACTTCGTGAACACAAAGTGGACATCGAAAGAGCCATGCTTTTTGGCATGACTGGCTCTGTAAATAGCATCAATTATAGTGATGGTATTGTTGGGCACATCATTAAAAATTCTCAATCACAGATTACTGGCGCAACAAGTCAAGTATCATATACTGAGGATAAGGGATATTTTACAACTCGCACTGACGCTGAAACAACTTTTGATGTTTTATTGTCAGACCTTGAAGTTGTGTTTGACCCTGCACGTGGTGGCAGTCAATCAAAACTTGCTCTATGTTCACTTCCTGTAATATCATATTTTAACAAGTTAGGCTCTTCTGGCTCTTTCTTGGGTACTGCGTATCACGCAGGTCATCCAATGATGGCACAAGAAAAAGGCATTTATGGGCATAAAGTGATGAAAATTGAAACTATTCATGGCGATTTAACATTAGTTAAAGAACCATTGTTTAGAGGCAACGCTGCACCATTCATGTGTCTTATAGACCTTGATAATGTGGCTTATCGCCCACTTGTTGGAAATGGTGTTAACAGAGACACGCACATTCAGACTAATGTTCAGTCAGCTGACGAAGACTTACGGAAAGACATGATTCTAACAGAAGCAGGTCTTGAAGTCTCTCTTCCAGAAGCTCACGCTCTGTTTAACTTTGAAGATAAGTATACAGCGGCATAATAGGAGGTATTGAATAATGAAAAGTGCGAGAATAGAAAAAAGCAGTGGTAAATACCAAGCAGCTCATGTAGAAGGAACCATTGGTTCTTACTTCGGCATGACAGTAGAGGCCCCATCAGTGTCAAGCAATGCTTGTACGCTTGTTGTCGGCGGAATCAATTCACCCACTTACACTGGTGCGTCAGCTGTTACAGCTACCTTACCAGCAGCGATAGCGGGTGGAAAATTGGTATTTAATTTCAAAGATGACCCAGCAGGCGGAACAGCTGCCCTCACATTTAATTGTGCTGGTAGCGATGTTTGGGAAACTGGTTGTGTTGTTCCAACAACATCCAGTAACCTTGTTACATATGACGTCTCAGCAGCTGATGAAACCAATCTAGCTTATACACCGGCAAATGCTACAACTAATCTTTTATCTCACGGTTCAACTATTGAATTTGTGTGTGAAAGAGATGGTTACTGGTATGTGCAGGTTGGTAAGATAAATAGCGATATTGGCGTAACAGCTGGTGCAGTTGCGGCTACTTTGCTTTTTGCATCGTAATCCGAATAAATAAGGATTAACAGATTTGGATTCTGTGGGGGTTGTCGTATAAAGGACGACCCCCGAATATCCTAAGATTTTTATAATTTTAAACTGGAGACAACATGGCTGCTTATGGCAATGTAAAAGTAAAAGTATTCATTCACGCTGGTAATTCCGGCATTGAAACCGGTGATGAGGGTACAATGGCAAGAGATGTCAAAGATTATATTGACACTTTGGATTCTACTAATAATAAAGTTCTATCCATTACTCATACTCAATTAGCTGGTGACAGAATACTAACAATGGTTGTTGGCGGAGCGTAATGAACTGCATACACTGCGACCATCCAAACACGGAAGGTTGGTTTTATTGCAGGCATTGCGGTAAACGTGCCAATGAACCAATATGTGCTCCGAATCTGATTAT